TCATTGGTCGGAGCGAATGACGTCTCAGCAAGTTCTATCTTTTTTTTTTCAAGCGACAGAGTCGCAGTGAGCTGTGCAGGTGTGGTCGGAGGCGTGCCTTCCTTGATATCTTGGAAGATAGCATCGACTTGAGCGCTTGAGAGCATAGGAAAGGATGCCGCCATGACTGCCTTCGCTGCCGTGATCGGTATCAAGCCGCTTGTCACTTGTGCGATCACTTCGAGCATGCTCGCTATCTGAGCACTATTGAGTGCCGTTGCTGCCACGTTCTCGACCGGAGCTGCATCTTGAGTAGGTGCGTCTATTTCAGGCGCTTGTTGAGGCGCTATTGAAGGCGTCGCGGTAGTCGGTGCCACTGTTGCCGTCGCTCCTTGATCAGTCATGAGCGGAGTGTTCGGTATTATTGTGATAGTCACACCTGGCATCTCATAGCTCAGAACGTACTCGAAGCCCATTGCGAGCTTGCGCTGCTTGGGTTCGATGACCTGCTTCGTGAAGATCTCCAGACCGATGACCATCTCCTCCTTGTTGCTTCCGAAGCCGGTGCCGCCATCTCGGATTCCGAAGATGAGCGGAGTCGTGCATCGGTGTGCAAGTAGTACCTCTTGTCGTGAGGTGTTAGTCAGATACTCGTACTGCTTGTCAGCGTCAGATAGTGGGAAGCTGTCTATCTTTGGAGGTGTTGCGTTCGGCTCGTTAAAAGTGAAGAAGGTCTTGCCGCTGTTCTTGGCGCCACCGAGATGCTGCTCCATGTCTGTACGCATCCGACGTATGCCGTCCTCGTCTTGCTGTCCGTTGAAGAAGGAGACTATCAAGCTGGGAAACATGCCGTTGAGGATGTTCGAGACGTGATAGATGCCGATCTGCTTCGAGAGCTCGATGTAGTTTACCGCACTGAAGTAGTCCGGCTTCGGATAGATCTGCCCACCGGTATAGTCGAAGCACCAGTATACCTGGCTCGGCTCCTCGTTAGCGGTCGCCTTATTGAACTTTGGAAGGAAGACTGGCTTGTTCTTCCGCTTCCGGATATTTGCCCAGTCATCGCTCTGGTAGATGCCGATGACCTCCTCGTCTTCACCGGTCACTGCGATGCGGCACTCTTCGTATGGCAAGTGCCGGAGCTTCGCGATCGTCTTCCGGTCAACTGAGTAGATGACCTCGATGTAGTAGCCTCCGAACTTTTTCAGATCTGAGGCACAGCCTTGACGTATGTCATCAGTCAAGAGCGAATCTACACGAGCTTGATACTGACCAGCGTCGACTCCCTTCCCTGCAATCATATCCGCGATGCTGATGCACAGAGCGCCATGAATAGGCGACGACTCTGCAAGATCGCGCAGGTACATAGGGAAGAGGTTGTCGACTCCAGACTGCACCCAGCCAGAGCGGTCGACCTTCTCGGTGCTCTTCACTGGCGTATAGTCAGTGAGCGAGACGTTCATGATATTGTTAGCCATGGAAGACGATGTCGTTGTTGATGTTTATATCCGGCACAGTGAAGAAGGAAGTGCCATCTGTTAACTGACAGAGTCCCTGCTCGCATAGGCCGACCACTGATGCGTCTGTCGGATTCACGTTGACCGCGCTGTTCTGACCATAGACGTCATAGCGGTACCTGCCCGGTAGCGTCAGACCAGTCGTATCGACTTGGATCTGTGTGATGCGTTGAGTCTCTGCGATAACTGTGACCACTTGCGCCAAATATACACCAGCGTGGCTGTTCTCATCATGGCGAAGTATGAACAGATAGTTCGTGAACGCAGTCGAGAAGTACTGACGAGCTTCGTCGAGTGTGAGGAAGAGCATCTGATTCGCTGTGTTGGCTATGAGTGTGATCATGTAGTGCGGTATTTACAAAAAGACGGCGCAGCTTAGTCGCCACGCCGTCCCCAAATTAACAAAAACATACAGCAATGCTGCCTAAAATTAGGCAGGATAAGCAGGGTCTACCACGATGTCCGGGTCAAAATTGCTGAACGGAGTATCGCCTGGAGTGTATTGCTCGAGGAAGAGCGGCTGTGTTGGCTCCTCTGCGGTGAGAGTGAGCGTGTAGCCGTTGAGGTCTCCCTTCGCTTTTCCGGACTGGTATGTTCCAGCGGTCAGGAAGCATCCGTCGGTAGTTCCGCACATCATTATCTGGTCATCGTACAGACGAACGAACACAGCGACCTTCGCCTTCGAGAGATTCTCGAGCTCTTTGCGCTTGTCGTTGTCCAGCTTGCCGAGAGTTAACTCGACAGCTTGTACGAAGTACAGCGTGCCGTTCTCAAGCGACGCTGTTGGTGTTATAGTTACGGCGCCGGTGTTGCGGTTCGGCTGATAGCGGAACACTGTGACCGGAGCAGCGACAGTGAAACCAGTGATGATTCCGTCGCCGTCTTGTGTCACACCAGCTGCGAATGAGTTCCATGGCGCGATGAAGATCTCCTTCACGCCACCAACTCCTTCATTACAATCGAGCAAAAAGCCCGTACTTAAGACGCAAGCCATTGATTTTTAGTGTGTTAAGTTTATAAATAGGAGAGAGCCGAAGCCCTCTCCGTTGAATTTTTAGAACCAGGTCGAATATGCTGCGATGTCTTCGCTCACGCCGTACTGAGTACCTGCGAAGAATTTCGCAGAGAAGCGTACGTTGTCTTCAGCCCATGCACCCATGTCCACTACCTGGATGTTGTTCCACTCAGCGGTCAAGTTAGTACCGAACCATAGGTTCGAAGGCTGTGCCATGATCATAGTCGCGGCAGGCATGCCCGGACATACAGCAATATTGTATAAGCCCATGAAGCTCTTCTGAACTTCCGGCCCTGCGTAGGTATACCAACCGTTACCGGCTGCAGCATTCGCGTACATGTATGCCTCCCACACGTCATTCGACATGTAGATGACTGGTCGCTCTGTCGCCTTCTTGAGGCCCAGAGGAGCCGCAGCGATCAGTGCCTGAATCTTCGCGAATACGTTTGTGCTGTCGATAGCTACCGGAGAAGCTACGAAGTTGATGTCGCCGTCGGCGCCCATCAGCTGAAGGAAGCCATCGTACTCGCCAGCGTTCGCAGCGCTACCTGTCCAGATCAAGTTCTCGTTGTTCTGAGCGATACCTGCGAGCATAGTGCTGATAAGACCCTCGGTCAAGTTAGTGCCGAGTGTTCCGTTCTGAACGTCTCCCGCTTCCCATGAATCGTTGAAGGTGTTCTTGCAGATCTCGCGCTGATATTGCAGCTTCTTAAGCTCAAGCACGCGCTCAGTCAAGTCTATCTCACCGGTAGGAGTGAAAGCACATGTCGCGTTCGCGAAGGTGACGTTGTCGTTGATTCGCTTCACGACTTGTTTGTATGCGATGTTCTCCTTTACGGTCACGTGTTGCAGTGTCTCGTTGGCGTAGAATGCAGCCTTAATGTACTCACCGGCAAAACGGCCAGCGTACGTAGTTGTGTTGTTGACAGTAGTTGCCATGTTTTAGATTTTATTTTGAAGATTAAACAATATTCGCTCTTGCATGCTCATGCGTGCGAAGGGCTTCGTGGGTACCGCAGGTGCTGGCTGCTTAGTGCGGCCCAGTTGCACCTTATCCTTCACTGAAGGAGCGGCAGCGCTTGACTTCACCTCTGAGAGTTCAGTCTTGATGCTGCTCAATTCGGTGGCCTTGCTAACGTTGTCAGCTTCTGCCTTCGATAGCTTGCTGAGCAGTTCGCTGTTCTGACCTTCAAGTGCAGAGATGCGCGAGCTCAAGCTCTCGATTGTTTTGATGAGGTCTGCGGTGCTCATCTCTTCCTCGACCATGACTTCCTTGATCTCTGCGACCTTGGCGTCTTCGCCGATGACAAGAGTGCGACCGTCTGCGAGGATGTACTCACCGGCCATCAGAGGCGCAGCGACACCGTTCTCGTCCTTAACGTATACGTCAGCACCTACTCCCCACTCCTCGGCGCTTGTGTAGATGACTGTGCCATCTGCAAGAGCGCCTTCGATCTCGAGCTTCACTTCTTCGGAGAAGATCTGCTTCGGGTCGATGCTGAACTGGTGAAAGATGTCGCGTACCTTTTGTGCGATTTGTCCTTTCATGTTGCGATTGTTTGCACAATAGACTCGAGTGCATAACTTTTCCCCAAAATGTAGCACGAAGCGCACTACTTTTGTCAAGAGATATAGAGGAGTGATGTTTTGAGTTCAAAAAAGAGGAGCGCCATCGTGCGCTCCTTTTTTATGCCAGTGCTTCGAGTAGTGCCTTGACGAACAAGTCCTCGTTCGCATCACTGAGGGTCGTGATCATGTGGTCGAATATTCCCTCGATGCTGAAGCCCTTCACTCGTCCGAGTTCGACGTCTTCCCAGATGTCATCCGCTTGCACATAAGTGCCGACCATCCACGTGCCCACCGGTACGTCGATACCCAGTGAGACGCTCTTGTCGTTCTCGTCTTCCTTGATCCAGGTCTCGACGACTGTGCATCCGGTCACTGCGACCTCGTGCTCGAGCGTGTGATTGTGGTGCAGGTTTTTCATCATAAAGTGATGAGTTCGTCTCGATAGCTGGAAACTCAACGAGCGATATTGCCTGCACACCGAGCTGCATGTTCTCGTCGATGACGCACTTCATAACTTTCTTTTTTTCCATGGTTTTATGTTCGATTTTAGTGTATACTTGTAGCGGTTCAAATATCCTTCATAGTATTCTGGTTAAAGGTTTGGCCGCGCTAACGAGCGCGGCTTTTCATTATAGCCTTGCCAGCTCCTCCACGCGATCACGTGCCTGCGTCGCTTTCTCTACGTCGCCTGCCAGCACATACGCTCGCGGTGTCTGTTGCTCCGGTCTGTTATTGAGGAAGTCGAGCACGAGAGGGTTGAAGCCTGGAGTCGTCGACTCACCGCCTCCACCTCCACCGGTGCCACCTCCACCGCCACCTCCTGAGATGTCCGGAAGTGATGAACTTGTCGGAGGCTGACTGCTCTCGAATTGTGTCGCCTTGATCTTCGCTATCTGAGCAGCACCAGCAGCGACTGCGGCTGCGGCAGCGATACCGCCACGGATAGCACTCGTAGGGTCTCCCACGACGAGCTGAGAGCCGAATGCGGCCACAGCACTCGCCGCTGTGTTGACGATGGCGCCTGCTATTTGTAGCTTCTTGTTCTTCTCGAATGTCTTCTTCTGCTCTGCCTCGAGTAGTGTCCTTCTCTTGATGAGATCAGCACGCTGTTGAGCAGTGCGAGCGCCTTCGATCTGCTTGTCGAGGTCGCTGAGCTTTGTCGCCAGTTCGGTCGCTGTCTTCTCGTTCAGTGAAGTGAACGCAGCCACTACGTCACCGGCTGCCTTGAGCCACTGCTCAGTAGTCTCGAGTGCTGCCTTGATGCGGAGCTCCTTCTGTTTGTTGACATACTCCTCCTCGAGTGCTGTCGAATCTTGGCCGAATTTCTTCGCCAGTGCGATGCGTGCCTCATAGTCGGCCTTCAGTACTGCCAGATCGTTGTTGAGTTGTTGCTGACGTGCAGTGAGTCCGGCATTCTGGGCCGTGAGCACTGCTTGCTGGCGCTCCTTCTCCTTGTCGACTTCCTCCTGCGCGTACTTGTCAGTGATTGCCTTGCGCTTCTTCTCGTACTCTTCCTTCAGTGCCGTCGCATCTTCGCCTTCATTCTCCAGGATAGTGATCTTCTCGAAGTAGACCTCACCAAGCGCATCGAGTTCGGCTTGCTGTGCACCCTTCTGTGCGGTCAAGTTCTCCTCGATCAGCGCCTCGAGCTCGGCTTGTTGCTCTTCGCGTGCCTTCTTCGTTAATTCCACGAGCTGCTTCGCGTACTTTTCGCGTATTGCCTGCTCTTCCTTGCCTTGAAGTTCGACGATCTGAGCAGTGTCGACCTTCGCCTTGATGGCTTGATCCTTCAGCTGTTTGTATTTCTCCTCGACTGCGGCCAGTTCCTTCTGTTGATCACTTGCTGTTGACAGTCTGAGCTCTTCTTGTGCCTTCCGGATCGCTTCGTTCACTGCGTCTTGTTGAGACTTCAGTGCATCAGCGGTCGCCTTCGCCTTGTCAGAGGCGCTCTTGGCCGCTGCTTTGTCCGTATCGGCGAAGCCCTTCTTGAGCTTATCAAGATTGTCAACGAATATCGTCCCGAGCTTGTCGAAGTCCTCCTCGGTAGCGTTCAATTTCTTAAGCTCTTCTTGTTGCTTGTTGTATTCGGTCGTAAGTTGAGCGACCGCTCTCTCGCGTTCATTTAGTCCGACAAGATTGAACTGCTCCTGGAGCGTGACGCGCTTCGCATTGAGTGCATTGATAGCTTCGACCTTGATGATCTCGCGGTCTATCTCTTGAGTCCGATACTTGTCACGTAGTTCGGCGAGCTGCTTCTCCTGGTCTTCACTTATTCCGACATAGCTGCGCTGTAAATTCGTGAGTCGGTCAATTTTCGCCTTCGTATCGCTCAGGTCTTTTTGATTCGACTCGAGCTTCAGCTGCGTAATCTTCTGACTGTTGCCTGCCGCTTGTGCGAAGGCCAGACGCTCGGCATCCTTACGTCGTTCAGTCGCCTTGTCTTGTGCCTCGTTGAGCTTGTCAACGTCCTCACGCTGGCCATCGATGAAGGCCTTCGCCGCGAGTGCGATGGCTATGATGGCCGCAGCTATGGCGAAGATAGGGTTCGCAAGGAGTGCCTTGCCCAGTGATGAGAACGCACCGCCGAGGCCCTTGACTCCGTCTATGATTCCTTTGAACGAGACGTTTTTGATGTTCCCGGCAAAGTTTCGGACGTCTTGACTGAGGCCTTCGAAGTCGAGGTTCTTCAGTCGATCAGTCAGTCCTCCGGAGATGTTCTTCAAGTTCTCGAGCGGAGGCCCTGCATTCTGTCCGGCGCTCTCCGCGATGTCCTTCAGTTGATCGTTGACTTCACCGAGGCGCTGTGTGAGTGCTGTGTACTTCTCAGTCCCGAGTGCTTCTTGACCGGCAAGCAGCGCCTTCTTTAGTTCGCGCTGCTCTTGCTTGAGGTTCTGAGTCTTCGGCACCAGGTCGGAGATCTTGCCTCCGAGCTTTTCGTACTGAGCACTCAGCTCCTTGTACTGGTCGCTGTTTACCTCGGTAGCCGCGAGCTGTTCCTTCAGCTTTGCCAGCTGATCAGTAACGCTCTGAGTATTCTGCGCGACCTTCTGCTCGGCATTCGCCACCGACTCCAGACTATTTGCTACGCTGTCGAGCGTGCCTATCGTACCGTCTGCTTTAGTCTCGAGTTCAATTATGTACTTTTTAGCCATGTACTACGATGTATGTGATGAGTGAAAGAAGAGCCCAGGCACCGAGCACAAGTGCCCAGCGAAGTAGGTAGAACATGGCAAGACGTCGCCCCTTCAGATGACGCTCTCCGGTGTTGGTTTTGTAGCCAGCCTTGATAAGCTCAAGTAGCGGCGTGATCGTGTTCGTGTTGGTATACATTAAGTGAGTTTTGACTGTGTGTATGTTAGTGATGCGGTCACGTGAAAAGTGTCCGGGAAGCCTGCGCCTGCTACCTGGTAGCCGATGCGGTGAAGGTTCGCGACTGCGACGTTCACGCCGAAGGTGAACACATACGCGCCGATGCCACCGATGACGTTCAAAGGTGTGAGAGCACTGACGGCTGCCACTCCTCCGCTCTTGATCATGGCGAAGCTCAGCACTCCGCTCTCATAGTTGCCGGTCAGGTTGTCGTCTTGTATCGTGTACGAGAGCAGACAATTCCAGCAGGTATCGTCGGGCATGTCGATGTGCGAGTTCAGCACTCCATTGATGAAGAGAAACTGACCGCCTGCCGCTGCGAAGGTCTGCTTCGATTGCAGCATGATGACGCCACTCTGAGCATAGCCGTCGGGACTTGTTGCTGGTGTGTTGTTCATATAGCCACCTCCCAGATGCGTGCCGCTCTGCTTGGTGTATACGTTGCGACCGAACATGCTCACGCCTCCGGTGCCTTCCATGATAGTCTTGTCACCGACAGCGATGCTGTAGGGGTTGTTCACGTCGAGTTTTATGTCAGAGCCAACAGCAAGCGAGTATACGTTCGTCGATGAGTTGTCAAGTCGCTCCGTCATCGTGATCGTGTTCAATGCGTTCGAGATCTCGCTTGCACTGCGTCCGACCTTCGTAGTAGCTGCGAGTGTGACGTTCTGCGGTGTAGTCGTGAAGCCGTAGCAGGTATTCGTGACGCTGTCCCAAAAGTAGCCGAAGCGCACACATGACTCTTCTGTCGATGCGATAGGGTCGCCGTTCCCATCTACGAACTGGACGACACCGTTGTCGTCCACGTTGTCAGGCGTCTCGGTGCTCTCCGGCACTGCGTCGATGAGCTTGAGAAGTTTGACTTGAGTCACCTCTGCGCTGCCGACCTTGTAGTCGTTGATCTCGAGGATGCGCCACCACGAGTTCACTACCCAGATGCGATCGCTGAACTTGAAGTTCAAGATGTCGCTCAGCTCGAGCGCAAAGTATGCCTCCATCAGTCGAGCTTGTGGGGAGTAGAGCTGATTCAGATAGTCACGCCAGTACTCGTTGAAGAGGTTTTTGTAAGGCGACGCGCCTATGATATACAGAGGCACTTCCGGTGCCCAGTTGAGATCGAGGTCGGTGAAGAAGGGTATGATGTTCTCGTAGTGATTCAGCACCGGGACGACATAAGCTGTGTCTGGAGTACCTACTTGGAAGTCGAAGAGCGTCATCTCATAGTCACCTGCATGGAAGAGACAGCGCATCTTCGGACTGATGAAGTTGCCATCGTTGTCTACGAACTTTGGAATGACCAGCGACGTGCCTCGAATATAGTTCGAAGGTGTCGACTGAGTGATGAGCTGAATCTTCTGCTCGCTATCCTTCGCAAAGTCGTTCGGCACATCGTTCACGCTGACCGTAAAGTCCGCGAGCTTGTAGTCGCCATAGATTCGATTCAGTCCGGTGTAGATCTTCGAGCCTACGTCTTCGCCTGCCGAGTATGTGAACGTGAGGCGCTTCGTCTGGAAGTCGCTCGTGTTGCTGAGTGTGATGTCCTTCGAGATGTCGAGCTTCTCACTCCAGTCGCGATCGCTTCCACTGCCGACGTAGTTGCTGATAGGCTCAATGATGAGAGCATTCGGCAAGCTGCGGTCAGGCACGATGACGCACGAGTGCATGTTGAATACATCGCGAAGGAAGTCGCCCTGCGTCATGTCCGGTGCATTCGCTGCCCAGTCAAGAGTGAGGCCGTCCATGAAATTAGCGTCGATCAGTTCGAGACCGGTGCCGCTATCGTATCCGCTGCCACCTTGCAAAGTAGCCGCAGTCGTCGCTTGATACATGAGTCGGAACTGATCACCTGCCGCTAAAAAGAACTGAGGAGCGCCGTTGACTGAGTCGAAGTTCACAGTGCTGCCAGTGATCTGCGAGGTGCCGAGCATAATATTCGCACCGCTCGTGATATTGTTGAAGTATATGTTCACGCTACCTCCGAAGCCGGTAGACGTGAAAGTATACCAATAGCGAAAAGTATAGAGACCAGTAGCAGGTGCTGTGAAGACTGCCGAGGTGACTGTGTTGCCGTTGTCGAAGTCCTCGGTCACGTTAGTCACTGCGACAAGTGTCGGCGTCAAGGCTGTGGTCGTGTTGTTCCAGAAGCGAAATATAAAGCTCTGTACATTTTGAGTATATGCGAGCTGCTTGCTGTTGATCCAAGGTGCGTAGTACTTTACCAGTACGTTGTCGAGCGTCAAGCCGGTATATGTGAAACCTGCCTCCTCGATAATCTTCTCGAATATCCACTGCCAGTTGAGTGATGGCGTAAGGTCTCCGGCACGAGGTGCAAGGAAGGCTGAAGTCGAGTAGATGCTTCGCGTGCCCGGTGTTCCGCTCTCGTCCCACTTCTGACCATAGTCAGCGAGTGAATACAGATAAGGGTATCCAGTAGCAGCTACGACTTCCGCATAGTTGAGCACTGCGTTGAGGTCAGCGAGTGCCGCGATGTCCTTGAGCTTCTTCCCTGCGATTGCATTGAAGAGGTCAGGGCTCTCCGCGTAGAACGTGACCTCGAAGTCTGCGAGCTTGCCTGCCTGAGTGATCACGCGCATCACGCGTACGTATCCGATAGCTATCGGCAAGGTCTGCACTCGTAGCTCAGCGGGTAGCTTAGTCTGGAAGTAGTCGACGTCGGTCTTGAAGTTGACGTCGTTGAGATAGCCGAGCGCTTGCAGGTTGTTGTCGGTGCAAGGTATTCTGAATTGACGACTGAATGAGCCCAGTGCAGCAAAGGTCTGAAGGTCTGAGAAGCGCCAGTTCTGACTGATAGTCTCGTTCTCATATAGTTCGAGGAAGCGCTTCTCGGTAGTGTCGACAAGTGTCTGAATGCGGAGCGAAGCAATCAATGGAATCGGTGACAGATTCGAAAAGTCGAGCCCTACGTCGGTCGTGATGTCACCGGTCAAAGGATCAAACGTGAGCACGACACAGCTCTCAACGAGGCCACCGATAGAAGGGTCGGCTGTAATTGTGCTGCCTGGTGTGAAGAAGCTGTTGTCAGGCACCGGGTCGCCGATATTAGTCGCGCTGTTGATGTTCCAGCTTGTCTGTGCGACAAAGTAGGACGGACTGATGTTCCATAGACCGTTGTCTACCAAGGCAGTGCCGCCTCCGGTGACGATGAGCTCTACGTCGTATCTCATGACCAGTAGTCTTGTGAGTATTTAACCTTCAGCACAATATTGTAGAGCTTGCCGTTTCGCTCCTTCCGTTCGAGGAAGCTCGTCTCGTCGATGCTCACCGGTAGGCAGGTGCCGGTCTGACGATCGGTGAGCACGCGGTCATTCGACTGATAGAACGGTGACTCTCCTCTCCAGCGTGTCTGCTTATATTGCTTGCGTTCGATGCTGTTGGTGATCTCGTTTTTCTTGATGAAGTTAAAGTAGTCCCACCCACTGCGTGAGTTCACCCAAGCAAGGCGCACCGGTGCATATCGGCAGTCCCACTGACCATAGAGCTCGGCATTGTAGAAGACGTAGTACGCTGATCTCACCGCATTGCTTGCGTTCAGTATATTGATGACATAGTACCTCCATCCAGGATACATGCTCGGCTTCTCGGTAGATGCCGAGTCATTGATGTTCGCAGGGTAGGCACCGAGACAGAGCATCGTGTCCGGTGTCACCGATGAACTCGTATATGTGTGTGCTGTTCCAGCTGCATCATACAACAAGATGCGCCACTTGTTGGCGTTGTTCGATGTCAAGTAGGTGTCGTTGCCAGGGAAGAAGAGCATGCCATAGTCGGCCTCGCGTGCTGGTATGTAGATCGTATTCGCCGCTGTTGCACCTACCCATGCCGACGGCTTCATCGTCCATGTGTGTGTTGACTCGAAGCGGTCGCTCATAGCTCTGCTCGTTGCGGCACTCGTGAGTGCGTACTTCACGTCGATGCTCCATTGACCACGCAGATGATAGACTCAGCACTCACCACGCCGGAAGGTGTCAGCACTCCTCCGACTATCCAGTACTCCTCGAAGACTACCGTATAGGTGTCCCATGCGTTGCCGATAGGCTCGTCCACGACGTCGGCTTGACTATGAATGTCGGGCATGTCCTCGTAGTTGCGAAGACTCACCAGACTACCGAGGTCGTATATGATGCCTCCGTATGGATCAACTGAGAGCATGAAGGTGTAGACCTCCGACGTACTGCCGACGGTCACGCTTGCCTGGATCCTGAAGCCCGGCTGTGAGCTGTTGTCGCTCGTCATGTGGAAGATGAGCCGCTGTCCTCTCGGACTCCACGCATACGGCTGCTCTGTGAGAGTGATTGCCATGTCTTATGTTCTGAATTTTTTCTTCGTGTTGAATATTGTGTCGACTCTGATGCTGATCGCTGCGTCAAGTGCTGCGATGAAGTCGTCGCCTCGCTTGTCGAGCTCTGTCTCGATTGCATCACGGAAGTAGAAGATCGGCTCGATGCCCTTCTTCGAGATGCTCTTGGCAATACGTGCCGCCATGCGGAGCTTCAACTTCTCCATAGTCACCTCCTTGCCGGTGCGCTTCGACTCTCTCTCTGGTGAGGTGAACTGCGAGCGCTTCATTCGATTCTCGTCGTCGACATTGCGAGGCTTGATACCCTTCGCATTGATCCACTTCAAGATAGGACTGATAGGTATCTTCCCCCCTCGATAGGAGTAGGGACTCCCCCACTTCTTCTCGGTGCCGTTGACACCTTGCTCGATGAAGTCGCCGTATGTGGACGCCTCACCTCCTGCATAGAAGTACAGATACGATGAGCGTCCGGTCAGCTTGCGGTCGAACTTCAAGTTCTTCGCCAGCGTGCCGGTCGCATTGCGTCGTCTGCTCTTGCCACCGATGCGACGTATGATGCGAATATTCGAGACAGCGTTCTCCACTACTCCCTTCCCGAAGTCATCGAGGAGATCATAGAGCGCCTGGTATTCGACCGGTCTTGCCATCAGCTCAGTGTCAAGTTAAGAGCACCGGCTGCATAGATGT